CTGCCGTCACTGTCTTCAGGAGGCCTGAATACCCGGCCCGGTGGCAGTATCGGCCGGACGACATCCGCCTTCTCTCAGGGAATGCCGCAACTGTACAGGACATTATCTTCCCTGCGTTACGTGCTGGATGAGCAGGATAATCCGCAGACTCTCATCGGTCTGACACCGGCAGCACAAAAGAATATTCGTCTGATACGGGCGGTAATGCAGAGTGCTGCCGTGGTGGCCCAGGCACAGACCGTGGGAAAACTGCTGGATCAGGTTCTCAGTCAGGAAACCCTGCCGGACAGTGACGCAGCCCACCGTACCTGGCCTGTCTGGCTGGAAAGTTCAGTTGATCTTCAGCGCATTAACCGTGACTTAAGCGAAGCGCTCGAACGGCAGGTGATGACACTGTCCGGGCAGGGGTATACCGCCACGGCGCTGACGCTTCGTGATGCCAGACTGGCACTGACAGAGGATCTGAATACACGGGGAGTTCAGCTACCCGGTGCAACAGTAGTGACTGTACGTACCACCGAGCCTGCACTGGTGACCCTGTACCGTGCCACCGGGAACAGTACCGGCTGGCAACGTTTTGTGCGCCGTAACGGTATTGTTGATCCGCTGTTCATTCCCGGAGGCCATTCAGTGGAGGTGATTAGTGAGCAGCAGGGTTGAACTGTATCTGGGCGGTGAGATTTTTTCCGGCTGGCTGACGGTGAGTGTTCGTCGCTCTCTTGAACATCTGGCGGGCTCCTTTGAACTGGGGGTAATGATGCCCGGTGTACGCCTTCCGTCATCCGTCCGTGCCGGTCAGTCTCTGGAATTGCGCATTGACGGTCAGCCTGTGATCACTGGCTGGCTGGATCAGGTCCGGCAGCGCATCAGCGCCACGCGTTTTCAGATCACGCTCAGCGGACGGGATAAAACCGGTGACCTGGTGGACTGTTCAGCCATTCATCCGGGCAGCCAGTGGAGGAACCGCACGCTGGAGCACATTGCTTCAGATTTGTGTGCTCCGTTCGGGGTCACGGTGCGCTGGCAGGTAAATGATGCAACGGCAGCCCGGCCCTTTTCCACCTTCACACTGGAAAACTCAGAAACCGTGGCAGATGCGCTGACACGGGCCGCGAGACACAGAGGCGTCCTGGTAACCAGTAATGCCGCCGGTGAACTGGTTTTCACTCAGGCCGGCAGTCAGCGTGGCGACACGCTGACGCTGGGCGAAAATCTGCTGGATTTGGATCACAACGTGGATCACCGTCTGCGCCACAGTGAATACCGTGTACGGGGGCACGGGCGTGGTGGTGGTCATGCCGGGGATGCACTGACAGCCGGAACGCTGGCCGCACCCGTTGGTACGGTGACAGACAGTGCCATCCACCGTTACAGACCGAAAATTGTGCTGGCGGATCATGCTGTTGATGCAGACGGTGCACGCCAGAGGGCTGTCCGGGAAATGCGCCGGGCGGTTGCCCGCTCTGTGCGCCTGACAGCCACCGTGCGGCACTGGTTTCGGGAGAACGGCCAGTTGTGGGATATCAACCTGCTGACGGCTGTCACGGCTCCCCGCACCGGAGTGGAAGAGCGTGATCTTCTTGTCTGTCAGGTGGAGTTTTCGCTGGATGCAAATCACGGCGAAACCACCCGTCTGATTCTGGCACCCCGTGACGGCTTTATTGTTCCGGCAGAGCCGGGAAACAGCGGAAGCGGAAATGCGGGTGACGTGGACGCCTTCGTGCGGGCACAGATGAAAAAACAGGGGATTAAATTCAATGATGAATGACGAAGTCATCAGCCGCCTTCTGGCCCCCGTGATGCGGGGTGTTCGTCTGCTGTTCGGGCGTGGTGTACTGACCGGCACAACGGACACGCTGAAAATCCAGAATGTGCAAATCACCGGTATGGATGGTGAAACCTTTGATGACGTTGAACGCCCCCAGCAGTACGGGCAAATCAGCGTCCCCCTGCCTGGTGCGGAAGTTTTTCTGGCCTGTGCTGGCGGACAACGGGATCAGGCCGTGGTGCTTGTGGTGGAAGACCGCCGCAGTCGCCCGACCGGACTTACCGCCGGAGATACCGGCGTGTATCACCATGAGGGGCACCGTATACGTCTGACAAAGAACGGCCGGATCATTGTGACCTGTAAGACGCTGGAGATTTACGCCGATGAAGGTGTTCAGGTGGATACACCGGAGGCTCACTTTACCGGTAATGTCACAGTGGATAAGAACCTGCATGTCAAAGGCAATGTGTCCATTGACGGCACCGGAAGATCACAGGGGACGTTCACGATGTCCGAAGCGGTTATTGCCGGGATCACCTATTCAGGTCATGTGCATCACGATAACGGTGAAGGCAGCAAACGCGGAGGCCCAGAGAATGGCTGATATCGCTGTCGTCTGGGATCAGGGTTGCGGTTCCCTGCAACTGAACGGCGCAGATCTTCTGACGGATAACAGCCTGCTGACTGCGGTCATTATTTCACTGTTTACGGACAGGCGGGCGCTGGATTCCGATGAAATCCCTGACGGCACCCGTGACCGTCGGGGATGGTGGGGAGACAGTTTCCGGGAGCGCCCCGTTGGCTCCCGTCTCTGGCTGTTAAGCCGTGAAAAGACGCTGTCCTCCGTGGTCAGCCGTGCACAGGCCTATGCTGATGAAGCGCTGGCGTGGCTGCATAAAAGCGGTGCTGCCACATCCGTGGTATGTCATGCCATGCGTGTGGGGCATGCTCGCCTTTCGCTTTCCGTGAAAATCACCCTGCCGGACGGAAGCAGACATCCGATGATTTTTTATGCTGATATGAAGGGGGAATGATGCCTTATCAGCCCTTACCACTGGCGCAACTGATCACACAGACACAACAGGATATCAGCCAGCGCCTGCCCGGTTCGCAGCCGGGCGTGAATGAAACCACCCTGAATGCCATTGCGTATGCACTGGCGGGTCTGTCAGCACAGGAGCATGAACATCTGGCCTGGATCTCCCGGCAGATAATTCCGACAGAAGCTGATGAAGCCGAACTCCTGAAACACTGCGCATTCTGGGGTGTCATCCGTAAACCGGCTTCCCGCGCTGACGGACCGGTACAACTGATGCTGACCACGGATGCAGGGATCACGGAAGGCGTACTCCTTCAGCGAAGCGATGGGGTTGTGTACCGCATCACCGGCTCTGCGACCGGAAAAGCCGGAACACTGAATGTTAATGTGGAGGCGGAAAGTGCGGGGCGCGCTGGAAATACCCCGACCGGAACCCGCCTGTCCTTTATCACGCCACAGGCGGGCATCAACCAGACAGCCACGGTCACCGGCACGGGACTCACCGGTGGTGCGGATGTGGAAACGGTGCCGGAGTTGCTGTCCAGGCTGGTATTCCGGGTACAGAACCCGCCATCAGGGGGAACACAGTATGATTTTGAACGCTGGGCACGGGAAGTACCGGGCGTGACGCGGGCATGGTGTAAGCCTGAATGGCCTGAGGCGGGTAGTGTTGGTGTGACTTTTGTTCAGGATAATAACCCTGACATTTTCCCCGGAGAAGGTGATGTGAAGCGGGTGGCGGATTATATCCGCAGTCATGATGATCCGGCGACGGGCCAGCCCGTTGGTCAGCCACTTGGGCCGACAATCAGCGTGTTTAAGCTGACCAATAAGCCGGTGGCGTTTGAGATCAGGATTGTACCCAAAACGCCGGAAAATCAGGCTGCCGTAAAACAGGCATTAACAGACCTGCTTTATAACGAATCGCGGCCGGGTGGACTTGTATTGCCTTCATCATTCTGGCGGGCTGTTGCAGGGGTGAAAGGACTGGAGGATTTTGAAGTTCGCAGCCCGCTGAAGTCCGTGATGGCCGGAGATACAGAGTTGCTGACCGTGGGGGAAATCACATGGCTGTAACCCTGACCCCGCATCAGCGCGCCCTGTTGCAGTTGCTGCCTGACGGGCTGGCATGGGATAAGCGGCCGTCATCCGTTCTTGCGGCTTTGTGCCTGGGCCTCAGTCATTCCACGGAGCGTGTTTCCTGGACCGGTAACCAGATGCTGGCAGAACGTTTTCCTGATTCATCCCGTCTGCTGCTGGAAGACTGGGAGCGTTATCTGGGGTTACCGGAATGTGATATGACCGGCGCAACCATTCAGGAGCGTCAGCGTTATGCCGGGAATAAATACCGGATGAAACCCTCTCTTAACCGTGAATTTTATATCCGGTTTGCGGCAGAGTTTGGTTATGAAATAGATATTCAGCCATCACCGGATTCACAGTGGGTCAGTATTGTCACGATTAACAGTGAAACCGGCTACCGGAATATGAATGTGCTGGATGATATTCTCACGCCGCTGCGTATTTATGAAGGCGGTGCGCTGGAATGTATTCTGAACCGTTATAAGCCTGCATGGCAGACGTTTATTTACGTATATGCAAACAGTCACGAAGAGGAGAATATTTAATGTTCCATGTTGATAATAATTCCGGCGTGGCGAATATGCCTGCGCTGGCACCGGCGCAGAGTAATACCACCACCTGGTTTACCGAAGGTGACGGACAAAAAGGTATCAGCTGGATTGGTCAGGACTGGCTGAATATTCTCCAGGCCGAACTGCTGAATATTCTGGCTGAAGCCAGTATTCAGCCGGATAAGGCGCAGTTAAACCAGCTTACGCTGTCCATTAAAGCCATTATCGCTGCGAATGCCTTTTCCCGGAAAAACAACCTGAAAGAAATTGCTGATGCCGGTGCGGAAGCCCAGCGTCTTGCCCGTGGTTATCTTGGTCTTGGGGCGCTTGCCACAAAAAACAGTCTTGGTCCCGGTGACGTTAATGCTCTGGCGAAGGATCAGAACCTTGCCGACCTGGAGAATGCGGGAACCGCCCGTAATAATCTGGATGTTTACAGCAAAAGCGAAGGTGATAACCGTTACCTGCGCAGGGAGCAGAACGGCGCAGACATTCCGGATAAAGGCGCTTTTATCGATAACGTTGGTTTACGGGAAACGGTAAATAAGGCTGCTGATGCCCTGCCATCGGGTGGAACCGCCGTGGCAGCAAACAGACTCGCCACCCCAAGAAATATTAATGGTGTTCCTTTTGACGGAACGCTGGATATCAACATCACGTCAGGAATGACGCAGTCAACCGCAGATGGCCGGTATGTACAGAATGTTCAGCTTGGAGCACAGAGCTATCATTCACCCGGAGGCAATGAAATGTCATGGAATTACAGCGCACCTTCCGGTTGTATGCTTTCCGGAATTAACGTGCAGGAAACCGGCTCCCGGTCTGCGGACAATATCGGTGGGGTCTATTATCGCCCGGTTCAGATTTATATTAATAATGCCTGGAGAACGGTAAGTTCAGTGTAAACCACAGAAAAGGGTGCTGAATGCACCCTCTGAATTATTCCGGTTTTTCCGGCCAGGGAATCGCCTGGTAATGCCCCTCACTGGCAATATCATTAAAGTGCATTTCTTTAAGCTGTCGGATATACGCCATCCAGCGCGTCAGCTGTAATTTATTTTCATCGCTAATCATGTCCAGTTTTAATTCCGTTTTCCAGTCATCCACAGTTTCGTTGGCTTCCTGGAGCAGCGATGAGCGGCGCTTTTCAGCAACCGTCTTCCAGTTTACCGGCACCTTTGATATCAGGCCATCAGAAAACTGCCAGTTACCGTCAATATTCACACCTTCCGGCAGTTCGTCCACTTCAACAACAGTAAAACCTGCCGGATATAAAGCAGAGACATCTTCAGCAACAGAGCAGATAATACCCGTTACAGGCGAAATACAGAGTTTGTATTTCTTTGTGAAAAGCGGGATAGATTCATAAAAATCCCTTCCGTCCTCACTCTGGAAATACTGAACATCCTCACCATAGGGTTTGTGTTCCGGGTAATATCGTTTTACGTTAATAAGCTCCATTATTTCACCTTGTTTTTGTTGAAAAGACAAAATCATCATATATTTATTCAGATAATCTGTTTTTTGAACTACTGCACTTTTATGCGCTGGAAGCTGTTTTCCACGAACCATCTATCAGAAACTGAACAGGTCGATAATATGCGGTTACCGTTGCATTACCATCACCAGCGACATCAAGCCCTGTAAGTACGCATCCGTCAGGAACCTCAAAAATATTATATTGCATTCCAATCGTTGACCTTGAACCTCTTCGAATGCTTTGAACATAACGTGAGTCAGCCACAGACTGCGTCATCCCCGATGTAATATTTATATCCTGCGTTCCGTCAAATGGGACACCATTAATATTTCTTGGAGTGGCGAGTTTATTCGCTGCAACAGCCGCTCCGTTCGATGGCAGGGCATTCGCGGCCCTGTTTACAGTATCCCGTAAACCAAGGTTTCAGGGATGCCGTATATCTGCTTTAAAAGGCCTTTCCACCTCTTTTTAAGGAAGGTAAATACATGCTGATTGGCTATATACGCGTATCAACAAATGACCAGAACACAGGTTTACAAAGAAATGCGCTGGAATGTGCAGGATGTGAGCAGATTTTTGAAGATAAAATGAGTGGTAAAACGACACAGCGGCCGGGACTGAAGCGGGCACTGAAGAAACTAAAACCCGGTGACACACTGATGGTCTGGAAACTGGACAGGCTGGGGCGCAGTATGCGCCACCTTGTTGCGCTGACAGATGAATTACAGCAACAGGGGATAAATTTTCGTAGTCTTACTGACAACATTGATACGTCAACCCCCATGGGGCGCTTCTTTTTTCACATAATGGGTGCGCTGGCAGAAATGGAGCGTGAATTAATTGTCGAACGGACACGGGCTGGTCTTGCAGCTGCCCGTGAAAGGGGACGAACCGGCGGCAGACCCCGTCGTCTCACGCAGGAACAATACGAGCAGGTCGGGCGTTTACTGGCCGGGGGTGTCAGTCGAAGACAGGTGGCACTTATTTTTGATATCGGCCTTTCAACCCTTTATCGTTATTATCCTGCGAGCGTTTCGGAAAAATAAGACGCTCTCTTTGTTGGGCCTTTACTGAATTAACGCAAAATGGCGTTTATCGGTCTGTGGATATGATAATTCAGTTTATTCAGGAACAGGCTGATTATTATGACGTCCAAATGGGTTCAACTATCATCAATGCCCGGAAACTTTACTGTTAAAGTTTCCGGTGGTACAGCGGCATTTCTTGAGGCTCCCTTTCCTCCGGCCGAAACAAAAGGAGGAATGACATTTGCTGACTGTCTCATCAGTTTTAATACACGGGATTGCCTGTGGGTAAGGCCAGTATCCGGTGATCCGAGTGTGGAAATTACCGGAGCGGGTATTGGTGCGGTCATTCCGTTAAGTGCTGATGTTGCCGGTACTGCTGAACCGTCAGACTGGGATAATGCTGAAACACATACCCGTCCGTCAGGAAATGAAACTGCTTCCAGCTCCCCTTCCTGGTATTACGTGGTGGTTCTTGCTGGTCAGTCAAACGGTATGGCTTACGGTGAAGGTCTGCCACTGCCGGAGACATATGACCGCCCCGAACCGCGTATTATGCAGTTAGCCCGTCGCAGTACAGTCACGCCGGGAGGTAAAGCCTGTCAGTATAACGACATCATTCTGGCCGACCACTGTCTGCATGATGTGCAGGATATGAGTGGAAAAAATCACCCGAAAGCGGATGTGGCTAAAGGGCAATATGGCACCGTGGGTCAGGGGCTTCACATTGCCAAAAAACTGCTGCCGTTTATTCCGGCAGATGCGGGGATTCTGCTGGTTCCCTGCTGCCGTGGTGGTTCTGCATTCACGGCGGGTGCTGACGGCACGTACAGTGACAGCACGGGTGCTTCAGAGGACTCAGCCCGCTGGGGTGTGGATAAGCCGCTGTATAAGGACTTAATCAGCCGGACAAAAGCGGCACTGGCGAAGAACCCGAAAAACCGCCTGCTTGCTGTGGTGTGGATGCAGGGCGAGTTTGATATTGATGCGAAGCCGACGGAGCATTCCGCGCTGTTTCTGGCGATGGTGGAAAAATTCCGCGCAGACCTGGCTGAACAGGCGGAACAGTGTACCGGTGGCAGTGCTGCTGGCGTTCCGTGGATTTGTGGCGATACCACGTATTTCTGGAAACAGAAAAATGAACCGGCATACCAGGCAATCTATGGCGGCTACAAAAACAAAACAGATAAAAACATTCATTTCGTTCCATTAATGACAGATGAAAATGACGCGAATGTACCCACCAACAATCCGGCAGAAGACCCGGATATTGAATCCATTGGTTATTACGGCTCAACGTGGCGTAACAGTGCCGCCACCTGGACATCTGCGGACCGGGCCAGCCATTTCAGTTCATGGGCACGTCGTGGGATTATTTCCGACCGTCTGGCCACGGCAGTTCTGACTCATGCGGGGCGAACCACAGTAAAAGCCGATGTTCCATCTTCTGAAACTGAAGCACCAGTGCCGTCACCTTCAGAAACTGAAGCAGTAACCACAACACTGCTGTCTTATCGTGTCAGTGAGTCAGAAGGAAATCTGAAAGCCCAGGGCTGGGAGCCGGCTGGCGGTAAAGCTGAAATTATCAGTGATGCAGGAGGCACAGGTGGTAAGGCAATGAAACTGACCAAGGAAACAGGTAAATCATCCTGGTATCTGGATCATGATGCCGGTACTGGTGCTGAACTGCTGAAAAATGGTGGTTTAATCAGTTGTCGTTTTAAAGTACCTGGCGACCTGGTGGCAAACCAGTATGTCATGGGGCTTTACTGGCCGGTTTCCTCTCTGCCGCAGGGTGTCACCCTGACAGGGGATGCAGGGAATAATCTGCTGGCATCGTTCTACATCCAGACAGACGCAAAAGACCTGAATGTGATGTACCACAATGCAAAAGTGGCAACAAATAACCAGAAACTGGGAACCTTTGGTGCATTTGATAATGAATGGCATACGCTGGCCTTCCGTTTTGCAGGAAATAACAGCCTTCAGGTTATTCCGGTTATTGATGGTCAGGATGGTGCCGCGTTTACCCTGACGCAGTCACCAGTAGGAACTTTCCCGGTGGACAAACTCCGCGTAACGGATATCACAAAAAATGCAACTTACCCGGTGCTGATTGACAGCATTGTGGTGGAAGTGAAAAAAGCGGTAACAGAATAAAAAAATCCCGCCGGTCATGATATGGCTGGCGGGAGCTACCTAACCCATAAAGGAAAATAAAAATACTCCCGAAGGAGTGGTTATCAGTCGCTTCGATGTTTTTACCCGATAACGAATTATGTAGTCAATATCAAAGGTAAGGTTATATGACATTCGTTCATACAATGCTGCTTTATTTCTGCGCTGTGGTCAGTGCGTTATATCTGGTGAGCGGTGGTTATAAGGTCATCAGAAATTATATTCGCCGTAAAATTGATGATGCGGCAGCTGAAAAACTCAGTAAAACAGCACAGGCACCGTCATCCCCAAACGACCCGACCCCGCTCTGATAACGGGGCAATATACCTGCAAAAGGAGAATATTCATGCCAGAGATTAAAGGCACGGTTACTGAAGAGCTTGTCAAACAGGCACTTTATTCTGAAGAAGTGAACCGCGTGCTGAAGGCGCAGGTTCGCAAGGATTTTGAGGCACAAATCGACGCATATGTTGATGAAGTGCTGGCCCGAATGGTTGGCCGTTCTCCGGCTGAAAACAGCACGGAAAATGATCCTCAACCCGTAGAGCAAC